TCCGATCGTGTGCGCCATGTACTCTCAAAGTACCTCTGACACACGTAGCCGATTTGCACCCGTAAGGTGCCCCCGTAATGATTCCGCCAGCGGTTTACGGGTTAAGCCCTGCTCTCTTTGTCGTCAGGCAGAGAGGGCTCGGAAGGAGACGATCCACAATGGGTTGCTATTGCTTCGGATCAGATATGGCTTGCCATATTCTGAGCTACCGGATTGCAACTCTCAAGATCTTGGACGTTTCCTCTCCTTCCTTTTGCTACAGGGTAAGGCGCGGACCTCTGTAGCCTTTCCTCGTCGCCAGCGACGGGGAGATAAGGACGGCCTCTGTAACTTGCAGAGGTTATGCCGAAGAGACAGGTGGGCTTTGGCCCACGGCTGCTCGTCAATTAAACGCAACTTGCCGGCAGGTTGCGTCAGGCATACGCCGTCACCGCGGTCCCAGTGGGAACGGACCGCGGTCGCCAAACCTTCTCCCACATCTTCTGAGTACCTTTCTTTCGTAAGAGAGAAAGTTACTCAACTCTTCCCTGCGTGCTGGGATAAAACTTATGGTTCCTTCGTCGGAAACCATTTGCCTAACCGCACGTCTCGCTTTTCCAAAGCGATGGCTGACGACCTTTGGCTTGGTCGTAGGGATGAGTTTCTTAGCAAGTGCTTGACGGAATCAGAAGTGGTTCCGCTATTCAAGGCTCGCTACAAAGAAGTCCAGTCAGCTGGAAAGAAGCGATCTCTTCTCATCTATGATGAGAATTGTGAGCTTCTCGCACCTCTTCACAAGCTTCTTTATAAGAAGTTGTGCGAAAAGGACTGGCTTCTTTGCGGTCCTCCGACCGAGAAGAAGGTGTCATCTGTCTGTGTTAACGCCTGCCAGACCTCCGTCGATCTGGTAGCGGCAACTGACGGCCTCGCGCACGACGTAAGTTGTGCGATTCTTGATTCTCTCTTCTTTACCTCGGTAAAGATACCTCGTAGCATACGCGCGTTAGCGTATGCCTCTTTTAGTCCTGTTTTTCAGGATTGCGAGGGAGTTTTGAGACGAGTGAGGCACGGACAGATGATGGGGAGCTACCTCTCCTTCCCTTTACTTTGTCTTCATTCTTATCTCGCGGCCTCCTGGGCTTCGAGGTTTGATGAAGACGCCCGAATGCTCGTGAATGGGGATGATTGCATCATCTCGGCGTCACGAGAAGTCACCGTGCAGGACTACCCTCTTGGGTACCGACTCAACGATGACAAGACAATTCGGGCTCAGAATGTTTGCGAGGTCAACTCAACAGCATTCTTGAGAAGTAATGGGAGATGGCGTGTTGTCCGCCATCTTAGGAGAGGTGGAGCGACGACCGATTTCCAGGGGATGCAACATATGGCTTCTGCCGTATTAGTTGAACCTGGTTTTGTCGATGCGTACCAAAGGGCACGAATCGGTCGTCACTGGGGTTTCCTCCCATCCCAGTTAGGTCACAAGACCTACCCCTCTTATATTAGAGAGAGGGGCTTTCGTCATCGTTCTTTTACAGCGATTCCTCAGTCGCTTTGCAGGAATGACGAAAGACTTTTGGCTCATCGAGGAGAGCCAACTCCCATTGAAGCCGAAGCTTTGAGGAGCTTCTTTTGGAAGCATGGGAGGGGATGCGAGGCGAAGCGCGACGTATTCAATCCGTCCTGCGGTTGGGTACGTCGGACATACGCTTACAGGTCCAAGCCTGTAAGGTACAACCTCAGTTTTGTCGGCTGGGGTAGTCCGAAGTCATGCCTCCTTCGCGGAAAGAGGCTAGGCACTTACTTTGTTCCGGCAGAGTTTGTGTCTGAAGAGGAAGAGAGAGGGCTCGCTTTGTTGGATCTTTGGCGCCAGGCCTTTGATTCGCTGGCAAGCGAGTGAAGAGATCTTGGTGGAATCCCACCGTCTCACGGCCGGTTGTGATCGGCGTCGTGTGGTTGAAGGATCCGCTGGGTTCGACCTCTATCCTTCGAGGATATGTCGCAGCGTATATCCGGGTTTAAACTGCCGCTCTCTTCGGAGAGGCAAACGGCGACCTGAGGGTGTGCCCGAAGAATGGGTCCCTCCGTTTCCTGATCGACGTCGGTCGTCGCGGGGCTGTTGCCAGAACAGCAGGACGACCGG